GCCTAGCAGGCCCGTAATTTTTCCGTGCAAAATGCACGAAAGTGAGAATTTAAGAATAGTTTTGAAATAAAAATGGCCGCTTGACATTTATTTGCCGTAAGTTACTATTTTTCATATGGCTAAGAAAGAAAAAGCAGAAGACGCAATCCCAAAAGGGCATACAAGGGCAGAATGGAGGGGTCTGAAGCAGGCCCAAGTGTGCGGTGCGCTCAAAATCAGCCCCCAGACACTGAATAACTGGCGCGACCTCGGTTGCCCGGCCATTCCTGGGGATAAAACGTGCAAATATGATCTCCGAGACATCCTGGATTGGAGGGTTGCGTATGAGATAAAGAAAGCCGCCGGTAATGAAGGGGTCGCAGCAGAATTCAGCGAGCAGCTGGAGCGTTACCGAAAAATCAAAGCCGATGCCGCTGAGTTTGACCTTGACGCAAAGAAGAAAAAATATTTGCCGGTTGATGAGGTCAGGTCGATGGTTCGCAAGATGGCAGATCTCGTCAGGGCAGATCTCCAGGGAATCGCGCACCGGATTTCCGTGAAACTTTCCCGCAGTGAGGACCCCGAGGTATGCGAGGAGATGGTGGAGGTGGAAATCAATAAGGCACTCATGAACATGGCCAGCGTGCAGGACGAAGATGATTGATGAGATCATAAAGGGGGATTTCCTCCCTCGCCTATTCCCTCATGCCAGCCGGTCAATACATGAGTTCGCTGAACAGGAGGTAATCGTCCCAAAGGGGCCGCGCCGGGGAACTTATTTTGATTGCCAGTTTGCGCCATGCATGAATTTTGTGTTCGATGCCATCATGGATAAACGCTGGCGCAAGGTAGCGGTCGTCGGGCCAACTCAGAGCGGAAAATCGCTGGTATGCAATAACATTCCGATGCTGTATACGCTTTTCGAGCTTCAGGAAGACATCATTGTCGGGATTCCTGACATGGAGCTTGCCAGGGGCATCTGGATGGAGAAGATCAAGCCGGTGATATGTTCAACCAGATTCGAGGCGTTACTGCCCACCAAGGGGGCCGGGGCCAGGGGTGGTGTCCCGGTGGCAATTGAGCTGGGAAATGGGGCATTCCTCCGCTTCATGGGGGCCGGTGGCGGTGACGCCCAACGGTCAAGCCATACGGCCAGGATCGTGATCATGACTGAGGTCGACAAGATGGACGATATCGGGGAGGCATCTGAAGAGGCCGACCCGGTGAGCCAGATAGAAATGCGGGCAGATGCTTACGGTGACACTTCAAAAATACTGCTGGAATGCACGCCATCGTCTGAGGGGGGCAGGATCTGGCAAGAGGTGACAGTCCTGGGGACCGGGTCCAGGCCGTGGGTGCCATGTCCACACTGCGGTAGATACCAAGCCCTGGAGAAGAAAGGGCTGGTCTACGACTCCGAGGACGCCCTGACAGCAGAGGAGACGGCTAGATATAAGTGCGCCCACTGCGAGAGCTTGTGGACCGACCATGAGCGCCGTGTCGCCCTGAAGACGCCGCTGCTGGTTCATAAGACCCAGGAGGTGGACGAGACAGGCACAGTGATAGGGGATGAGCCAAGAACAAAGACGTTCGGTTTTCATTTCAACGTGTTATATTCTCCGATGCAGTCTATCGGGAAGACTGCGGCGCAGCAGTGGGAGGCCGATGCCAGCGAGTACAAGGAAAAGAAAAAGGCCATGGTCCAATCAAAATGGGCTATGCCATGGTCTGAAGATACCGGCCCAGATCTGACGTGTTCGTTTTCGTTCCTGAATACCAGGGCCAAGGGATCTCAGACTAGAATGGGCAAGGTGCCAGAGTGGGCAGACTACATCCTGATGGAGGTAGACGTTCAGAAACGGTGGCTGTACTGGCACTGCGAGGCCTATAAACACGACGGCACCAGCAAGGTCATCGAGTATGGGATCACTGATATCGTTGACGAGTCGGACAGGGCGATAGTCAAGGCGTTGGATCAGACCAACGATATCGCGATGGAGGGATGGCAGATCGAGAACGACCAGGAAACACTGGTCCAGCCCAGACTATGTATGCTGGATACCGGATATAGGTACGATGTGCTGGCCGGTTGGCTGAAACATCACACCGGGTGGTTTGGCGTCAAGGGAACAGGCAGGGGAAATCGCGTCAGAATGACGGGAAAAAAAGCTATTTTCAGCATACCGGGGATATTGACGGTTCGTCCCCAGGATGACGGAAACAGAATCTGGTTTATTGATGTCGATGCCACGAAGAGCATCGTACACGACCGGTATTTCCTGGGTGATGAACAGCCTGGGTATACTGACATACCGGCTGACGTAACTAGGGGGTATTTGATGAGCATCACAGCGGAACAGCGTGTTCCTGACCCAAAAGGTGACGGATTTGTATGGGAAAAAGTCAGACGGCGTAACGATTACCTGGATTGCCGGTCTTATGGGGTGGCTGCTCAGATGTATCTGGCAGAAAAAGCAAAGAAGGACGGCGACAGGGTAGAGGCCAGGGTGAAGCATAATATAAGGCGAGAAAAGGGCGGTGATAAGGTTGATACCAGGAAGTCGTTCCTGGCCCCAGAAACGAAAAAAGGGCCTCGCAGACAGATACAGCAGAATAACTGGCTGAACAGTACAGGGCGATATTTTTAGGAAAATACTTGACTATATACTGCCATGTAGACGCTTATATATATGGCAGCAACACAATCCGACCTTGAAGCGTCCCTCGCGGCAGCAATAACAGCCAGGGGAAACGGCAATTACGCTCTAGCCAGAGGCCATCTTGCCGACGCTGAAATCCACCTGATGGGAATCCCTGATCAGGCGATTGGAGATAAGAGAATATCATACAGGTCAGACATTGCAAACGTATATAAAACTTTAGATGTACTTGAGGCGAGGACCACGGCAAATAATAAAAACCGCCGGGTGTTCGCTAAATTTACGAGGGAATAATGAATCTCGTAGATAAAGCAATATCATATTTTAATCCACAGAAGGCATATCGCAATGTGTTGGCCAGGGAGATGCTGGAAAGAGCCATTAAATTTGGCTACCAACAAGCCCGGCGCAATAGAATACAGGCCCAGAAGACTGGCCTTGGTGGTTCTGGCGACAAACACGCAGACAAGGCTAACTTGTGGACTTTGCGCGAATATTCCCGCGCCTTAGACCGTGACAACCTAATCGCTTCGGCGATACTGGACCGGGCCAGCGAGTCGATTATTGGATCTGGCATCGATGTCCAGGTTCAGAGCGATAACCGCCGGTGGGATGATAAGGTAGAACAATATTGGCGTGAATGGTGGGATAATGAAGCCGATATTCGTGGTCTGCATGCTGGCTGGCAGATTGAACAGCTGGCGTATAGATCGATGCAAGTGGACGGCGACATACTGTTTGTGCTAACATCAGAGGGCCAAATACAGGCTATAGAGGCAGACCGCATCATGTCGCCGTCTGATATAAAGGACGAAATCTGCGTCCAGGGTGTACAAGTCGACAGGTACGGTAGGCCTGTCGCGTTTTGGGTTGCTCCTCAGTCAGAATCAAGGTCATACATGACATACAAAAAAACAGAAATGTATCGGTATGACGCAAAGGACGTGGTATATCTGCCCAACATGAACAGATTTTCGCTCACACGGGGAGTCCCTGTTTTTGCTTCAAACATGCAACTGTTTGATGATATAGATGCGTTTATCGAGACTTGTATCTTGCATGCCAAGACCGCGGCATCCCATGTGTTGTTTGTCGAGCGCACCGGTGGTGCCTCCGGTATCGATGGCGTCGAGACTGTCGAGGATTCGTATGGGAACGAACGCCAGGAGCAGGTGGTCAGCCCAGGCATGATCATGTATGGCAACCCTGGCGAAAAGGCCACCATGGTGGGGACCACCCAGACGATGGTACAGTTCGCCCCGTTTGTTCAGCAGCTGCTTAGATTCACTGGCCTGAAGTTCGGCATGCCGCTTGAAATGCTGGCTCTTGATTTCTCGCAGACCACGTTCAGTTCTGCCCGCGCTGCACTACAGGTAGCCCAGAAATCGTTCATGACACAGCATAAAATTATGGTACGTCGGTTTATTGAGCCAATCATGCGCTGGAAGGTTGACCAGTGGGTTAAAGAGGGGAGATTCAGAAGAAAAGATTATTCAGTTTCAGCCACGCCGCCAAAGTCGATCAGCGTTGATCCGCTGAAAGAGGTGAATGCTGAGGTCCAGAAAACACAGCATGGTTTTTCTACCAATCGGGAGGTATGCGCCGCCCAGGGTATGGATTGGATGGAAATAATCAACCAGCGAGCCAAGGAAATCGAGTCTGCGATTGATGCGTCCGAGAAGATAGCAAAGAAATATAATAAAAAAATTGATTGGCGGGACTTGATTGGAGACGCCAACAATTACGATAGTTCAATATACGGGGAAAATGATGAAGAAGACACAAAAGAAGATTGACGTACCGAGCAGCACATCACGCTTTGCTGCTGGTAACGCCAAGTTCGACGGAGAGAGGTTCACTCTAGTTCCGTTTAGTGGCCAAGTCTTCGACCATTTCTGGTGGGGCAAGATGACCTTCGACGCAGAAGGCATCCAGATGCGAAAAAATGTCATACCTGCATTTAAAGATCACAGCTCCGGTGAGTTGGTAGGCGAAATTGATAGCATTGAAAAAAAGGACGGACGGGTCGAGTTGTCTGGCAAGTTTCTTGATACAGAAGCTGCTCGAGAAATCAAGCTTGCAGAAAGGCTTGAATGGGAATGCTCGCTTGCGTTCGATTTGAGTACGGCAGTCATTGAGGAAGTCGGCGAGTCAGCCGAAGTCGAGGTCAATGGCGCTAAGTTCTCTGGTCCTGGGACGGTTATCAGAGAGGCCAAACTACATGAAATAAGCTTTACACATTTCGGTGCAGTGCCTGACACCGAGACGTCATTCAAAGAGGGCAAAAAGATTTCAGTTTCTATTTTTTCCGAGGAGGAAACCATGTCCGAAGACCTAAAGAAGGCTCAGGACGAAGCCAAAGCCGAGGCGTTCGGGCTTTTCAGTGAAATGAGCGCCATTTGCGAGGACAAGACCTTTGTGGCAGAGTGCTACGAAAAGAAAATGTCCATCCAGGAGTTCCAGACTGCTCTCATTGATAAGCAGAAAAGCGAACTCAGCAAACTAAACGACCAGCTCGTCGAGGCCAACAAGAAGATCGATGAGGCGAAAAATGAAGGCGTTCAGGCCGCAGATTTCACTCCCCAAGAGGGTGATGGCAATGCCGATGAAGATCCCAAAAGCTTTACCGAAATGGCTCATGAGATCGCCAAAACTGAGAAAATTTCCATTCGAGACGCTTACTCTCGAGTTGCGAAAAGCAACCCCGATCTTTACGAAGATCATCTAAACAACTGCCCACTGGCAAAGAAATAAGGAGACATAAAAATGAGCCAATATAATGAAGGCAAGAAAGCATTTACAGCGATGGGCACTGTTGCCCGTTACTCTACGGTTAAACTGAATACCAGCAAGGGCGACGAGGTCGTGGCCTGTGGATCGAATGAGGCAAACATTGGTTTTGCTGCTGAGGCTGTTGTTTCAGGTGAGCCGGTAACTGTTTTTCTGAAGAATTCTGGTGGCACTTTCAAAGCCATCGCCCACGAAGCCATCACCGTCGGTGCTGCGCTTTACAATCACGCTTCTGGCCGGGTCGGTTCGACCAGTGGTGGAACTCAGCGTTACGTTGCTCTTGAAGCAGCTACCGCCCAGGGTGACATCATCGAAGTCCTTCCTGTCGAGACGTACTAAGCAATCATATAAGGAGATAAAAAAATGCCTAGTCCTACTTCTACAATCCAACGGCGCGATCTTGGCGACACCGTCAGTGAATATGCTCTTGCTCGTTCACGCGACAGTTTCGCCGGTTTGCGCATGATGCCGACTTTTTCGACCCCGCTTCAGTCTGGCAACTATCCCATCATCCCGGTTGAGCAAATGCTGAAGCCGCGTGATGTCAAAAGATCAGCTCGCGGTGGCTACAACCGTGGAGACTGGTCGTTTGAGCAGGGCAATTATGCCTGTATCGAATACGGCTGGGAAGAGGTCGTCGATGACAGCTTGGCCGCTAACTACAGAACGTATTTTGATGCAGAAGTGGTGTCTGCTCAGATCGCTTCTGACGTTATTCTGCGTGAGCAGGAAAAGCGGATCCAGGAGGTCGCCGACGAGGAAACTGCCAATGCTGTCTCGAATAAGTGGAGTTCGGCATCCAATGCTACTCCTCGCAAGGATGTTACCACCGGCATTAAAAGCCTGGTCGACGAGACCGGCCTGATGCCGAACCTTTTTGTCATCACCTGGAACACCTTCCAGAATCTGCTGAAGACGACTGAAGTCCTCGATGCGACAAAGTATACCAATCCTTTGACGATGAACGGATTTGAGGCGCAAAAGCAGCTGGTGGCTACATACCTTGGCGTCCCCGAGGTCGTGGTGACCAACGCGGTTCAGAACGCAAACAAGGAAGGCAGCTCGAGCGGTTTTACTGCCAGCGACATCTGGAATGATGCTTATGGGTATCTTCTGGTTAACAACGCTGGCTCACTCGAGTCTGGCCCGTCTTGGGGCCGCACCATGCTGTGGACTGACGATTCTCCCAACATCCTGAATGTTGAGAGCTATCGCGAGGAAGCTGTCCGTGGTTCGGTTATCCGCGTTCGCCAGAATGTGGATGAGAAGGTTCTGAATTCGTCCTGCATGTACAGGTTGACGAACCTTGCCTAAGAATGAGTTATCTCACCCAGATGTCGGACGCGGTCGGAGGGGTATTCTTCCAGAACGGCGGTTTTAAAGAAACCGCCTACTACCGCGCAGCTGACGCTGTGGTGAGTAATGAGGTCAGTGTGATTGCACAGCATTCGCCTGACCCGGTGAGCGCAGGAGAGGGTTTGGACGAAGAGATGAGTCCGACCCTCTCTAGCGTTATCCGATTCTTTATCCAGGAAAGCGATGTCTCTGACCCTGACTATGGTGACGAGATTACATATAACAATAAAGTCTGGCGAGTTAGGGAAGTAGAAACCGAAACCGGTCTCCACACCCTCTACTGCGTTGGAGAGGAGCGGATGATTGGCTAGGCGCCAGTATCATGTTTACGGTGGCTTTGGTGGCCGTAGTGACGGTATATTCGTCATGAAGGACGAGGTGACGCCTCTGATTGCTGATATGGAGAAGTATATCAGGGCAGACCAGGTTAGGGCCTGTCATAGCGTCGCATACCATATGATGAAGGTTTATCAGGACGCGATATCCACCGGTGGAGCCAAGGGGATTCGTATAGCTCCAAGGAAGCAACTAGATGCTCGCGGTCTGAACCGATTGAAGAGGAAGTTTAAGCCTTCAAAATATAGAGGTAATTCAAGAAAGTTCATGGATTATATGACCAGGGGGCCAAAGCGGTTTGGTCCTGGTTCGTTAAATAAAAACAAGAATCTGCTTAGGGCGATAAAATACATGAAAATAAAGGGCGGAGCGGTTGTTGGCTGGGCGTCCAAGAAGTCTCCCGTATGGGCTGCTGCGGTCCAGTCTGCCCGGCGTGGAGAAGGGCCAGGCAGGTTTATGTTCAAGCGTTCACAGCCATTAAATGAGGCTCAAAGAAAACTCTTTGGGGCCATAGGATTAGCTCCCAAGAATAACAGACCATTCACCCAGCCAAAGGCTGATTTCTTCAAGCCACTGACGAAGAAAAGCAAAAGGTTTATCCGTGAAAAGTTTAAGGAAGGTCTTGAGAGGGCGCTTAAAAGGCGTGAGGAAAAGGCCAAAGAGCGAGCAATGCAGAGGGCTACGGCATGAGCATCCCATCGCTTATTGACATCATGGAGCTGTGGCGAGATACCATAAATAACTCGACCACGCTGGATTCATATTGTCAGACTACATTTGGACAGTCATTCTCTGTCTTTGTTGGCCTCGACCCCAAGAACCCACCTAAAATAAGCCAGGCCCCATTTTTATTGGTAGTGCCAGACAATCTGGACTCTGGGCTGACGGTTGGGGCGCATAATTACAACGTCATTGTGCATATTGGAATCAAAGATGACGAATACTCAGATTTCCAAAGTAATGGAACTTCAGAAATGAGGGGTATATACAGGATAAACCAGATGTGGGAATACGTTTGGGATGATATAGAAACAGCGGCGAACGGAAAAAATTTGATAGCAGACAGACTATCGTATAGCATAAACACTGACGCGTTCCCATTGATTCAAGCGATGGGCATGATCGGGTCTAGCCTACCCAACACAATCGGCGTAAACATAACACTTTGAGGTAAAAAGATGACTCAGGCCAGGGGATTTTTCAAGACGGTAAAGGGTGTCTACGAGACGACATACGGGACGATCCCGACCAGTGGTGAGGCAACCATGATACAGTTGCCATATAACACTTTCGACATGGGATCTGATGAAGAGATGATCGACCCGCAGACGATTAGGGGAAATCGTTATCAGGCAGAACCTGCGTTTGGCAACATAAGTGTCATGGGGTCAGCTTCGGTTCCTATTGACGTCCGTAATATTGGCTACTGGCTCCGTTTGCTACTGGGCAACCCGTCAACGTCTGGCAGCGGGACTTACACCCATACCTTTGATCCTGCCAATTCCTTGCCGTCGATGACTATCGAACAGGGCTTTTCTGATGTTTCTGTTTACAATGTTTTCAGCGGTGTGAAGGTGAACTCAATGTCGATGACATTTGAGCCGTCGCAAGAGGTCACTGCGAACATCGAAATGCTTGGTAAAGCAGAAAGCTCACCGGCCAGTTCATCCCGCGATACATCGCCAAATACAGTTGTGTTTGACAGGTACAACGCCAAAAATATTTCGATGGAAAAGGGCGGTGCTTCGATCTCGACAATCAGCAAAATTGATTTGACCATCAGAAATGAACTGGCAGATAATATCTACTGCCTTGATGGCACCGGTTTCCGTAACAGCTTGCCCGAGACTAATTTTGTCGTTGAGGGGACTATGGAAACGCTTTTTGAGGACGCCAGCATCTATAACGAGGCGATCAGTGGAACTGAAACAAGTCTCGAGATCACCCTGGCTTCTGGTACCAATTCGTTGGTATTTTATATTTATGAGTTGAAGTTCCCGAGGAAGCCATTATCCTCAAGCGGAAGTGAGCCAGTATTCCTGGAGCTTCCGTTTAAGGCTTATTTTCAAGATAACGCCCAATCGGTTCCGCTCCGTGTTACGCTGGTTAACGATGTTGCGAACTATACCATGGGAGCGTAAAAATGGATGATCTTGATGCCAAACCGTTAACTAGAAAACAACTGCGTGAGCTTTGTAAGGAGGGGGTCGACCTGTTCGACCTCCTTCAAAAAGCTCAGAAAATGTCTATCGATGATGGCGACATTGAGATGCCTATTGAGTCTGAACATATATATGCCATACTGGATAAGGCCTATCCAGACAAAGAAATATATGGCATGAACAATATGATGACGGCAGCCCTCGGTGTCATCGCGGCCACAGTAGAGGGCAAATCAGAAAAAAACTGATTGAGGTGTGGGAGTGGATACTGGACGACTCCCCCACCTGTTACAGATGCGTCCAGGCAGGAGTGTCAGTAAAGAAAGGATGCGAAAATTGTCCGAGGAAAAAGCCAGATCTGCTGCCAGAGAATGTGGACGTGATGGAGTTATGGAAATACATGACATCACAATGGCGGGTGTCGGGGTTTGGGTTTGCGGGCCTCGACTACAACGCTCTTTACCGGACAGCGGAAGTGATGCAGATTCAGATGACAGAGGATATCCTGGTGAAAATACAGAGGCTAGAGGCATATACGTTGGAGCGCAATAATGGCAGTTGAACAAAAACTAATACTCCAAGCTGTCGACAAGTCGACTGGGAAGGTGCATGCCGTATCAACAAGCATCAAGGGAATGTCTCGCAGCATAAAGACTGCCAATACGGGACTAAAAACGATGAGACAAGTACTTGCTGGCATCGGTGCAAGTGCGGTCATATTTAAACTCACTCAATCATTTAAGGATTTGGCTAAAAGCATAATCACATCTGCCGATAAGATTCGACTTATGCAAATGAAATTTAAGGCAGTTGGTGCGCCTGACTATAGCTCGCAAGTGATGGACTTCGCAAGGAAAAATCCTATTTTTGGCCTCGCTGAGATCCAGGATGCTTTCGTAAAGCTCTACACAGCGGGGATAGATCCGACATCGGTCGCCATGCAGAGGTTGGTTGACGCAGTCGCTGCTTTCGGTGGAACAGCAAAGAATTTTCAGAGCGTCATCCTGGCGATTTTTCAGACGATGGGTAAAGGTGTTCTGTCTATGGATGAAATGCGTAGGCAATTGGGGCAGCAGATACCGAATGCGTTGAAGCTAGCGGCAAAAGAGATGGGAATGAGCCTGACCGAGTTCAACCGTCAGGTGATGCTTGGTAAGATCGATGCCACATCCGGTGTAGCAGCCCTTATAAAGGGTCTCAAAAAATATGAGGGAGCGGCGTCTGATTTCGGCAAAACGCTTACCGGTATGTTCAAGAAGCTAGAGACTGAGTGGGATATAATAAAGTCTACTGCTTTATCAGATGAGCAGTATAATAAAATGAAAAACGCTTTGTCAGGTTTGATAAATACAATAAAAGAAGATGGACCAGGATTTGTAGAAATGGTCGCAGATATGACTGTTGGTTTTGTGGATTTAGCAAAAGAAATTAAAAGCGTCATCAAGGCGATGCGCGATTATTTTAGAGAGGAAAGGAAAAGTCGTGGTGGAAAATACGCTTTGCCAAAATCATCTATAAAGTTAGCGCATGATAAAGCTAGCGTGCAAAAAAAAGAAGAAGGCTATGCATATAAGACAAGAGATTCATATATGCTAGACCCTCCTAACATTTCGCTTCTGGCAGAAGACATATACAGGCTAGACGATATGACAATAAAAGCTACAAGAAGCATGTCCGATGGGTGGAAGACATTTTGGGCCGGCTTCACTAAGCAGACCAATGATGCCACAAACAACTTTAAGGAAAGATTCAAAAATGCGGCCAAAGTTGGAGAGGAAACGGCAAAGGCGCTATCTAAGGCAATGTCGTCTGCGTTTAACCAGTTTTTCTTGGACGCAATCGAGGGAAAGGTTCTAAAGTTCCGCGATTATTTGTTGTCTTTCCTGAAGGAGATAGCAGCAATGCTGGCGAAGATTGCATCTCAAAAACTAGCCGAACAAATACTCGGACAGGTGGGCAATTACATGACCAGTGGGAACAAGACGCCAACATCAAATTCAGACCCAGAGGGGATTATGGTAAATTCTGGGGCTGGCACTACCGGCGGTGGTGGCGGTGGTATTCCGGGTCGAGGGAAGGCTCAGATGAGAGCACCAACCAACGTACAAGTAATAAACAATTCCGGCACTCCAGTTGAGGGTACATCATCTATTTCTAGCGACGAAGTAGGCAACCAGGTGATGACCATAGTGCTTGATTCAGTAAACAGGAACAAGAGCGGTTCTAGGGACGCATTAAGGGGGATGTTGGCGACATGAGCTGGCCATCGATACAGGAGCCAAGCTATCCGCTTGAGGAAGAGGTCTACAAGCCTCAAATAAAGACTGAATTCGAGGCCGGGTATGTCCAGTCTCGACCGAGAGCGACGATCTCAAAGCGTAGATTTAAGCTCACATGGCAAGCCATGGATGACACCGACCTAGCATCATTGCAGAGTGCTTTTGCGTCTGATGTTGGCAGCACGTTTTCCTGGACCCACCCGGTAACATCGACTGCTTACACCGTCAGGTATGTGGGCAATGGAATTACCTCGACAAGATACACCAATGGTGTTAATAGGGTTATGGTTGAGTTGGAGCAGGCCTAATGCTTGATATATCATCTGCACTTATATCCGAAAAGAATTCCCTTAGTAGCTCATATCCATTCTTGATTCTTTGCGAGATTCAATTTACAGGGTATACGGCTAGGCTGGTTAAAAACGAAGCTGATATAGAATGGCAGGGTAATATTTGGTATGCTTTCCCATTTGATATAGACAATATGGGCGAGCAAGGTAGAGACGAAGTCCCAGAGGTTAGACTGACGGTGTCGAATGCAATGCGTTCATTACAGGGATATGTTGATACATATGATGGGGGGGTAGAGGTGCCGGTTGTGTTGCGAGTGGTTCATGCCGACAATCTGATAGGCACTGAAAATGACACCACATTTTTAAGGCTCGATTATGAAATTTTAACATGTACAGCAGATTCAAAAGTTTTGGTTTTTACACTTGGATCTTCAAGCCCTTGGCATAGAAGAATACCTAGATGTAGGTTCAGAAGGAACCTGTGTAGATGGAAATTTAAGTCTACGTCATGTGGGTATGGCGGCGTTGAAACCGAATGTAATAAAAGTTTTGCCAGATGCGATGAACTGAACAATACAGCAAGATTCGGGGGATTCCCAACCATTGGAAACCAGGGGATACGACTCAATGTTTGAAGTTTCAAGTTTAATAGGCAAGCCTTTTGTCGATTTTTCCAGAGACCCAGATGTTGGGTTCGATTGTTGGGGCCTAGTTGTTTATATTT